GCCCTGGAGGTTCGGGATTCTTCCGCGCTCCACGACGAAGGGGAAGTCGAGATATATGAGCAGATCGTCAAGGATGAGGATGAGTTCCTGCAAACTGTTATTGGCGATGCAGAACGCACTGAATACAATGAGGTGCTTGTTGATGTCGAATTGGACCGGACAAGCACCTGGGGGACTTGTGACCGGCTAACCCTCTATGGCAACAAGGCTGTCATGGGGGACTACAAGACGGGCATCAGTATCATTGATGCCCCAAGGGACAACTGGCAAGCCAAGGCATATACGGTTGGGGCTTTCCAGAGATTCCCTGATATCCAGACAATTACTTTTGTGTTCTATATTCCCGTTCGGGGTGAGGTTCTCCATAGTGAATTCAAGAGGAAAGAACTTCCTGAGTTAATCAAGGAGCTATCCTACGTCATCAAATCCGGCGAACTTATCCGGCCCAAATGGGATGAGGGAACTCCTGAACTCAGGGACCTAACCCCTAATGTTAACTGCCGGTTCTGCGCATACGAGGAACGCTGTCCGGCTCTGGGGGCAATCGCAATTGAGATAGCCAACAGGGTTGCAGAAAACACATTGCCAGGGGTTGATATCACTGACCCTGATGACCCCGAAACCCTGGAACACCTTTGGCCTATTGCTAAGATTGTTACAAACTGGGCTACCCGTATAAGAGCAAAGGCAATTGCTGTTGCACGGGATGGTAAGGAGTTCCCATCATTGCGCCTACGATCCCTGGGAGCGACTCGAAAATGCAATGACAACACAAAGCTGATGGAAATCGTCAGTGATTTTGACCTGCAAGGTGAAGATATTGTCAATATAGCCAACTTTCCCTTGAAAAAAATTGCAGAGGCCGTAGGTAGGTCAGCCCCAGAAGGGGAGCAGGGCCAGAAAGCCAGAGATTTTATGGATGCTGTAGAAGCAGCAGACATAATTAACCAATCGGACACGCGATACACGCTGTCCTAAACCATAAACAGAGTAGCAGTAATGCCAAAGACAAAAGAGAAAAAACAAGAAGTAGTAGAAGTAGAAAAGCAGGAGTTAGCAGGAACCCCCAAGTGGGAGATTGCAGCAACGGATATTGATATCCCACGCTATAACATCCGGCAAAAATCATCGGAATATGATGCCGGTGAGTTTGGCGACCTTGTCATCGACAAGTCGCATGTGGTAGTCAAGGAGGGGACAACGACGGATGTAATCGTCGTCAGCGCCGTAAAAGCGTGGAGAGAGAAAATTGACTACCAACTAGGTATAAGGGGGCGAATTGCCAGGACAGAAGAAGAAAGTATTGCTCTTGCAGCAGACTCAGAATATGAAGTCCTGCCCTTTGCGGACATCACATTCCTGATCCCCAAACCGGAGGGCGCAGATGACGATGCTTATCAGTTCCCAATTGGGGATGAGACATATGCAATGGGCAAGCTGGATGTGCAGAATAAGTCTTATAGAGGCACTTATATGCGCCTCTGTACTTTTGCTAAGTTCAACCCAGCGGTTCCCCTTATGAAGAAGACTTGGACATTCAAGACCGAGTATGACAGCAGGGGCAAGACCGAATGGTACAACGCCACATTTACCGTTGCAAAAGGGGAAGCCCCTGATGCCGTGGTAGAATTTGTTCAAAACTTCACTTCTTAGCTTTATGACTATTGCTAAAAAAGAAGTAAAGATATTGGATGCCCATATTGAAGAACTCCAAAATCTTCAAAAGGACTATTCTGAAAAGATTGAATTGCTAACCCGCCAACGGGACGACTTTGATGTCCTTATTGAGGCATTGGGTAAGCAACTAGGATCCTTGAAGGATGTTGACATGGACCAAACAAAGCTGGAACTTAGTTCCAGTTCATAGTGCCGTGGCAGACTGAGGGTTTTCCGTTCTCCTTGGTTTAGCCAACCCGCTCTGGTGGCTTTGAGGTCTTATGCTTTCTTCCTCTTAGCCACCAGGGCAACTTTATCCATATGAATACCTATGCTCTGGACTATGAGACTTACTATGATAAGTCTTGCTCCATAAAGACACTGGGACCGTTGGGTTACTTTGCCCACCCCGATTTCGATGCCTACATGGTCTCAATTGTCGGGGACGAGGGGACCAGCTTTGTGGGTCACCCAAAAGATTTCAACTGGGCAACCCTGGAGGGGCAACAAGTCCTCTCCCATAATGCATCCTTTGACCAGACCCTTTACCTCTTTGGAGTGAAGAAAGGCTGGTGGCCTAATGTTGATTACGCCCTGTGGCACTGCACCGCTGATCTAGCAGCCTACTGCGGGCTACCGCGCTCCCTAAAGGGGGCAACTGGGGAACTCTTTAATCTGGAGATTTCCAAGGATACACGCGACAGCATGAAGGGAAAGCGTTGGGAGGACATGTCCCAGGAGTTCAAGGTGGAAGTCAGTGCTTATGCCTTAAAGGACTCAGAATTGTGTCTAAGGCTGTGGCAGGGGCTTAGTGACCAATGGTCACCCCAAGAGCGTGAAATAAGCAGTATCAGCCGTAGGGGCATCCAGCGGGGCATTCCTATTGATACTCACCTGTTAAAAGAACAGCGGGAAGCAATTTCCAAGAAAAGATTTGAAGCTGAGAACAGCATCCCTTGGATTGAAGATTCCCCTCCACTGTCACGCAAGGCGTTTAACGAAGAGTGCCGTAAAATAGATATAGAGCCGCCGGCAAGCCTCGCGCTGTCCAGTGAGGAGGCTAACGAATGGGTGTGTTTACATGGTAAAGACTATCCTTGGATTGAAGCTGTTCGGGATTACCGGCGTATCAACGCACTGAAACGCAAGCTGGACTCATTCGACCATGCGACTTTATCTAATGGGCGTTTCTACGGGGGCTTGATGTATTTTGGCGCTCATACGGGGCGCTGGTCAGGATCCGGTGGAAACCTGAATCTGCAAAACCTTCCAAGAGGTGACCTGTTTGGCGTGAACCTCCGGCATCTGATCTCACCTGAGAAAGGCAAAAAACTCATAGTTGCTGACTTGTCACAGATTGAAGTCCGTACATTATGCTGGCTGGCAGAAGATGAGGAGACTCTGGCGGAAATTGAGAAGAGCGATGATATCTATGAAGCCTTTGCCGTTCGATTTGGCAAATGGTCCAGTGATTCAGGGGTCTTGAAAGAAGAAAACCCAAAGCTGCGACACATGGTTAAGCAGATGGTCCTGGGTTGTGGCTATGGGGCATCCGCTAACAAGTTCTCAATGATCTCAGGGATGTCCTTACGGGAAGCACATGGAGCCGTATTGCTGTACCGCAACAAGCTGAACAGGGTAGTAAGGCTCTGGAATACCCTCCAGAGGAAAATGCATATTGCGTACACCAAGGGGGAGGACTTCATCCTGAGATTGCCATCAGGAAGAGAGTTAAATTACGGAAAAATCACTACTGCTTTGCAGGAAGGTAGGCGTAACTACATCGCCATGATCACCAGGAACTCCAAGAAAATCCCAATGCGCCTGTGGGGTGGTTTGCTGGCAGAGAATGTATCTCAGGCACTGGCACGGGATATCTTCGCCAACATGCTACTCCGCATTGAGGCTGCGGGGGCTAGGATCATCTTCCATGTCCACGATGAATTTGTTATTGAGGCAAATGAGGGGGAAGCAGAAAAAACTCTAACAGACGTAATTGAAAGCATGTCTGAAGCACCTAGCTGGATACCGGATATCCCGCTGGCAGCGGAAGGCAAAATATTAGATAGGTATGAAAAATGAAATACAGATATATTAAAAACCTCCAAGAAAAGAAAACTAATAAGACTGATGATATGTCTGGGCTGGCCAAGTTCAAGCCATCCCTAAAGTCCAAGGCACACTTCAAGGAATGGTGTGGAGAGAAAGACACTAAATATGTTTTCTACACCTTGTGTGAAGGAGACAACCCCAACCTCCGAATTTCGGAGAGTAACCCCATAAATGCAGTCCATGGTCTGGCCATAGATTATGATGCCCCGCTGGACTGGGATGCCGTTGACAAACTAATCCACACGCAATGTAAAGAACTCCTGCCGACTTGGCGCTCAAGGACATTTTCAGGGTACATACGCCTGGTGTGGGAGCTTGAGGAAAAGCTCCTCATCTCCCCTGATATGTATGACGCCTTTATAAAGCGTCTGGGAAACCAGCTTAAAGTGGAAAGGCTCTTCGCTGGCTTTGATGAGTCCTCCTACAGGGCGAGTCAGGTCTTCGCTATAGGGGAGGACTGGGTCAAGATAGGGGAGCCAATACCCAAGGAGATTTACAGGACAACCCTATTCAAGGTTGCCAACACCAACCCACCACAGACAACTCAATCGACAATACCAATTGATGTAATTGAAAAAGAAGTCCATGAGCGTTTCCCCAATCGTTGGGAGGGGGACTTCACAATAGGAGCGCGTGGTCCCCTGTTTTGGATCGATGATGACATTGAACGCATTGGGTGTCAGGTCTCTGACGAGGGGATAATCTGTTACAGCGTCCGTGCCGGTAAAGGGTTCATCACATGGCGGGAAATCTTCGGCGCGAAGTTTGTCGAGGACTACGAGGTCAAGAAAATGGGTAGCCTGTTAGACCAATATTGGTTTAATGGGAAAATGCACTACAAGTTGTTACACGGTGCGGCTCATTCAATACCCAAGGATCAGTTGTGCCTTGAGCTTCGCCAAGCCGGTTTTTCCCCGCGCCCTAGAAGGGGGCAGCCTTTATCGGAACTGGAAACAGCACTGGTTACAATTGCGAATGATAACCGGATCGATGAAATAGCACCTGTTGTATTCAGTTCAGACAGGGTTGTCTCTTACAACAGTCACCGGATACTTAACACTGCCAACATAGACCCAGTGCAACCGGCAGAGGATGGGGATCCCTCCAAGTGGCCTTTCCTGCATAAATGGCTCCACCAGTTATTCGCGGACAGTGTGGAGCAGGGAACTGTCCTGTATTTCTTTGCTTGGATGAAGAGATTCTATATAGCCGTCTTGGAACGTAAACGTAAACAGGGACATGCACTCCTTCTAGTTGGGCCAACCAGTGTTGGTAAATCCCTACTGTCCAACAAGGTCATCTCAGCCTTGGTTGGTGGTTTCGCTGATGCTTCGGACTATCTATCCGGCCAGACAAACTTTAACAAGGATCTTGCACGGGTTGCTGCCTGGGTTGTGGATGACACGACCTCTGCGGCCTCCTTTCAGGATCAGCGGAGGGCGACAGAACTTATAAAGAAAAGTGTAGCCAACCCAAGAATGGAATATCACGCGAAGTATGTTGATGCAATCAGCGTCCCATGGACCGGGCGGGTAGTCATGTCCCTGAACATGGATGCCAACAGCCTCAGTGTGATCCCAAGCCTTGACTCATCCAACAGGGATAAGTTAATGGCCTTGCGCATGAGTGATGAGGCAACAACAAAGTTTCCGCCCAATGATGAGCTTGAGGAAACCATAACAAATGAATTGCCCCACCTGGCTCGTTGGCTGTTGGACTGGAAGGTCCCAAAGGAGGTTAAAGGGGACTCACGCTTTGGTGTGTATGGCTACATCGACAAGACAATTGCATCAGCAGCTTATGACAACTCAAGTCGATCCACTGTGGCTGAACTGGTTGAGTTCTTCGTCAAGAGGGCGCGGGAGTATTTTACCAACCCCATATGGCGGGGGACCCTGACTGAGTTCCAGGGGAGCATCCTTGAGTTCAACGGGGGCCGGAATATAGGAGTGTCCGGCAACATGGAATTCGTGAGGAGAGGTTTCCTGACACTGGAGGAAACCAGCAATAGCAACAAGAAAGCGCGACCTATAAAGTCCATAGGCTTCGGGGGAGGTAAGATATGGGAGATTGACTTAGACTCAAAATTTGATATAGACAAGGAACCAATGATTCAAGCACCTGTTAAAGAAAAAGTACCCCTATGACAGCCGACGAAGTAATTGAATTCCTTGAGGACAAACTTGGCAAAGAGGCTGAAGAGGTCATCCTGGCTGATGGTCTTGACAGAGCCTTTATCGGAGCCTCCCTTGAGCCACCCAGGGCTGTCTACAGCATTGAACTCTGTATTGATGCACTCACCAACCAAGGGTTGTCTACCTCTGATGCAGAGGACCAATTCTGGGGGAATGTTGTAGGAGCCACAGAAGACTGTGAAAGCGCCCCAATATTCATCCACACGCTTATTTAAACTGAGCCGGCGGGCTTAGTTCCCCGATAGTTATTTGATAACCATTGGACTTGAATGTAAACCCCGTATCATCCTTATCCCCTACCTTCCTGAATGTGGCTTCATCGAAGAAAATGGGAGCCAATAACCAACCAACCAGATAAACCCGCGCAAGATCCCGCCTTACACGGGTAAAGAAAAAGACATCATTCTCAGGGATGATGTCTTTTTTACAATTTACAAAGGCGCTGAACTCCGGTTTAGGTTGCCCACTACAGGTCTTGGACTTTACCTCAACCTTCTGCTTCCTGTAGACAACATCATGGGTAAAGACCTTATCCCCCACATACCGGCTGCGGGGCAGGTATGCCTTAACCGCAATCTCGCCCAGACAACCTGTTAAGTTCCCCATGCCACGCATATAGGAACCAGGGAGGATGCCCATGGCACATGATCGCTCATGAGCCAACGCTATATCATCGCTGGACGGTGTGAAAACGACAAGGTCTTCCAGATGTTTGAACCGCTTTTTTCCTCTGCGCGGGCGGCTCATACACTCAGGCTACCTGCTAAACCTATCTTCTATAGCTTGCAGAAAGGGTCTCCTTCTGGTGGCCTTTCGGACAGGAGCGGGAGCAGGGGCAGGAGCAGTTCTTGTAGCTTTCCGCCCAGAAGTCTTGGCTGGAGCCGGAGCCGCTGTAACTGGGAACTTTGCCAACTCCCCCGTGAACCGGTTACGCACACCTTTCCAAACTTTAGGGGAGCTTTTGAAATTCACCTCCACCTTCCCCAGTTTTGACTTTATCAAAGACCGCATAAAATCGTCTTCGGTAAATGTCTTTTTGTTTTTGATGGCTGCGTCTCGTTCAGCCACCGCCTGTTTAACATGGCTGTGGTGCAACCCCCCATATTGATTATAACCCCCCTCTATTATATTGCGGGCTTTATCACCATACTCATCGATACCCCTCCCAGTGGTGCTTTTAAAGCCCGTAAGATACTTATCAAGCCCTACATTTTTAGAATCTCCCTTATAGATGTAACTCTGCTGGGCTTCCCCAAACCCTTGGTTGGCAAATCTCTCTAAAGATTTCCAAGCAGCATCAAACCCAGGGGTTCCTGCCTTATGGAACTGGCCTTTATCATCCTTGAAATATTGCTGGTAATTCTCAGGAATCCCCTCCTCTACGAAACGCTGGGCTTTAGATTGTTCTCCTGGGGAAGACGGATTACTTGGCATCTGGAAAGTCCCATAAGACTTGCCCCCCAAATCCCCCTTACCGGTACTTATTGCCCCCACACCGTAGGGGTCTTCATCTGTCATGAATATCCCAACTTCAGATTGGGCAAGCTCCGTGTTTCTTGGTGTGAAAAATTGTCTATTAGCCATAATATTTAGAATCTAACTGGGGTCAATATACGCCAATTAATGGCTCCGCGAGGAGAAGGTTGAGGCTCGACACGCTCAACGCGAACACGACCAATTGCTTCACCAGAAGTAAATGTGTAGCCAGACATGACGGCTCCCTTCGGGGGTGCTTCCCAAACGGCAACCTCAAACCACCCCCAGCCGTCGAGTTCATTGACTTCTAGTATGTAGTTGTATCCCGCCCCCGCGCTTACCCACCACATCCCAAATACAAATTCGTCCCTATCAAAGAATGTTACCAGTTGTGGTAACGGGGGTGGTTCCGCCAATGCAACACCCAGTGAAGCCAGCAGGATGAGGATAAACTTTATCATCTATCGAAATCTATACGCTTTAGTATGACTTCCCAGGCGGGGAAAAATATCTCCTCCATGCACCGGACAACGGCTTCCTGTTCGTATCTCTCTGAAAACCCTACACCGGATATGAGCAGCGCGGCTTCCATCACTTCGTGGCGCAATGTCTCTAACGCTACCTTGTCATTTAGACCTGTGTTGATCTGGATCAGCTTGTCATCGTGGAAATACTCCCCAAAGGTGTCGCTATCGGCTCCCTTGAACGCCCCAATAACCACTTTGATGCGCCGTCCGGCGATTGTGATTGTCTTGGGAAATTTCATGGTAGGCTACCATTGGCTGGCTAACTCGTTATAAAGAACTATACCACCTGTAATCGCTGTAGCCAACCCGTCCTTATGGGCTGTAGCCAGTTGCCAGTCGTCCGTATTGGATCCAAAGAAAGGCTCTGCAATGCAAGCAGGGCAATGGGTCAGGCGCAGGAAACTGGCTCCGCGAGACCCCTTCGCCCGCGCCTTGATGCCTCTGCTGGTAAGTTGGGGGAAAGAATCTTCCATAGAATCCCGTAGAGAACGGGCCAGGAGCCTTCCTTTTTCACTACTATTCCAATAGAGCCACTCATGTCCAGTGGCAGACGGGCTGGCGGCATTGAAGTGCAACTCTACGGCAAACTCTGCTCCATCTTTCTTGAGCTTCTTGGCAAGCCCGCGCATGGCACTGGTGTAACCGTTACCCTCATATGCACTATATATTCGTACATCTTGGCGGGTCTTGGACGCTATCTTTCCAGCTAAATCGCAGTTGTAGTCCCACTCAGTAGTCCCATCCACTGATGAGGCTCCGCTGTCACCCTGGCGGCTGTGTCCTACGCAAAGGGCTATCATGTGGGACCTATTCCAAATAGGATTGAGGTTAAGGGGACAATGAACAAGGCTGCGATAGCCAATAGGATTATGGCTATGATGATCACTGTGTTTACGATGCGGAAGATCATTTAGGCCATTCGTTGTTCAAGAGAAGAATTTCCGGCGCTTCCCCTGCTTCTTGGCTTTGGCAAGTATTCCAAGGGGAGCCGGAACCGCCTCAAACTCTCGTTCAATAGCCTCAATATTAATTGGCTGCGGTCTAGGTATGTGGAGGGGGGCTTCCTCTCCTGGAGCCTTAAACCCTCGTTCAATGGTCTCAATATCAAATGGCTGTGGTGTAGAGAGAGGGTTAGGAGCTTCGGACTGGGGTTCATCTTGTTCAAGAAAAGGTGGTCCTATTTTCTCTGACTTATACCTTTTCGTTTTGGGGTCTTGATATATATGATATCCAGCTTCAGCTTCTCCCTTCTCCAGTAAGTCCCAGGTTTCATGACCCCTACCTTTAAGGAGTAGCCCTGTATCTGGGTCTCTACTAGGCCAGTGTATCCCCCAATCTTGCTCATCCTCATGCCACTGCCAAGACTGAAAAGCCCCTTCATTACTTTGTGGGGCTACTCCAGTTGCCCGTTCCCCATAACTGGGTATGGGTGGCTTGGGCATTGTCAATGGACGTTCATCTATAAGCTTATCAGCCGTTTTATAGTCATACCCTTCACCGTCTGGTTCAAATTTAGGATACTCTTGCTGCATACGGCGCAGTCGCGTTTCCTCGTCTAGTGCATCTGGTCTCAACACACCCCACCCCTCGTCCTCTGGGAAGTGTTTCTTGCTGGCTTCTTCAGGCATTACTTCCCGCCCCCTATAACAATAGCCCGCCGGTAGCTGTAATCAGAATGGAACTTCTGCCCCCTGCCCATCAGTGTCCCCTCAACGAAAGGATACTTAAATCCTTCGATGAGGGTAACTGTCGGGGGATCATACATCGCGCTCTCGTTCAAGGCGCGGCGCGAGCCTTTCAAGCCGCAACTTTGCAGCAGGGCTACCATCGGCAGCAAGGCGATCAATTTCATCTTCCAGGTCATAGGCGTAGGTTCTTTTGCGCCAGTCGGCATACGCTATGTATGCTTCCAGCGCGGCTGTAATAAGCCGGAAGAACTTCACTTCTTCCGCTTATTCAGCACTGACCAGACAAGTCCGACAAGGGTCACAAGTGCGGCAACAGCCGTAGTCACCTCATCAGAGGATGCCAGCCCCTTTTCAGCCACAAATCCGCCCCCGAAGGTGCAAATATGACGAATAATTCCAAGAATTGCATCTTTGCTCATTTTTTTCGTTTGTTCTTTAACAGATGGTAGAGCGAAACTACAGCGACTGCAATTCCTAATAACCCTCCCATGATTTGTATTGTCCACTCCACCTGCTCTTGGTAAGGTGACACAACAGCGATGATCGATCCAGCGACTCCTGTTGCTCCCTTCGTTAAAATTTCACTGGTGTTCATGGGTCTTCAGAGTGCGTCCAATCGGTGGGTAGTTCATCGACCAAGGCTGATGTTTCGGTGGGAGTTAGTAAGCCTAACTTGTAGCCATTTATATCAAGGAATGCGCGGGGATTAGTCTCTGTTTCTTCAACGTGGACACCCCACACATAACGTGTGCCGTCAGGCTCATTATGAGCATGATAAGCTAAACCCTTGTCCGCCCCCGCCTGATCAGTGCGAGCTACGGCTTCTGCTTCGGTGGTAAATAGTAAATAGCTCATTAGTAAATTGAGAAGTAAGAATTTGAGTTGGCGGTTAGCCCCGCCTGATTAGCTAACTGACTACTAGGCCACCCCACAAACTCTTGGACATCACCCTTCCAGCCATAAGTCTGGCTATACCTTGCCCCCAGCCGAAACCCCTCCATCGCATTAGTATGCAACCCCCAAACTTGAGAGCTTGGGAGTCCCGCCTCTGGGTCAACAACATCAGAGCCATTAAATGACATTAGGCTGTCAGGGGGATCACCATTATATACAGCAAACCAATGTTGCTGATCAGTGTTTGCTGAATCTGCCGGTGCTACTAAATACTTAGTGCTTCCCGCATATGCCCCCTGCATAAGCGATGCGCCAAATAAAAAGCCTAGAATTACCCTATTCGATGAAGTGCTATCATCACCATCTAATAACTGTTGGTTAGATGATCCTCCAGATTCATCTGCCGTAGCTACGACAGTCAGGGTAAACGGTTGGGATACTGTTGCCCAACCAGTATTCGATAAATTAACCTTGGTGGAGTCACCTCCGCGCAGGTTAAAATCAATCGCAGGTTTTGAGTTCTGCGTATTTATAGCCCCACTTACGACAATATGCGGTTGATAAGCATCGGTGGTGTTAGTGGCATTCCGTCCGTTACCTGACTGATCATACCAAGTAGTAACATAAGCACCATTATCATCTCCACCCGCATCCACAAAATCCCCCAAAGTGGGGCCGGAACCACCCGTTTCATTAGCAATAGGGGAGCTTAATGAAATAGTCCCTGCCGCATCGAAACCAACATCGGCTTCCTCATCACCATCAGACTCCCTGACCTTCATCGCATACCCCGAATAGTCATTCGATAACTTACGCACCGAATACGCGAACATCGCATCAGGGTAATCATCCAGCAACAGGTTGGCAAACAACCCACTCGCGGGGTTAGCCGTTACACCGCCACCTAATCCTAAACGGGGAGCCATTGTTTTTTAGGCGGATAGATAGGCAAGAACAGCCCCGCTGTGTAACTTGAAGCGGGAAATTTGCCCATAGATGGTTATACCAGCAGGTATTGTATCAGCGGTTCCTTCTGTGGTGTGTGCAAGTCTTCTGGCAGCGTTGTGTGAATCACCTGCGACCCTCAATGCGCCCACATCCTGGCCTTCGTCATCTAACTCGTCCCACTCCAAATATTCAAACTTGGTGTCTTCCGTAATAGTAAGGGCGCAAAACTCACCTGTTCTATTATCTGTGCCTGATTCATATACCGCTCCGGCCTGACCGAAGGATTGTTTGTCTATATTTGTTGTAGCCATAGCTAATTATCTTGTTTGTTTTGAAATTAATACATGCCCACTACCCTACCACCAGGACCGCTTGGGGCAATATAAGGTCTTGGTCTTGCGCCACCCCTGTATGAGTCAAGGTCAGCGTCAATGAGCTTTTGTGCCGTTTGCCAATGGTATTCAGCGCGTTGGACATCGGCATTGTCTTCCGCGAGCTTGCCCAGGAGGGCGTGTTTGATGACTGATGGGTCATTAGGAAGGAACACTAAGTGGTCATCTATAGCAACGTCCACCCATTTTCTCTTCATGAGGAATGTAGCCTTTGTGCTGGAATCAACAGGGGAAACCCTATACCTCCTTCGGCCTCCGGCTCCTGAGTATCCATCATCATATACACCTACTGACAGGGAGGTGACATCAGCCGCAGCAGTTGCACTAGGCTCCCCAAAGAGCCGGTAATCATGCCAAATGGAGAATAAAGCCGTTGGGCTGTCATCCAGGATAGCATGGAGAATACTATCATAGCCGACACCCGTTGAAGCATCGTCGGCAGGTAATGTAAAATACCCACTGCTGACATCCTGCTCCTCAAGCGTGGTCATCATATCCCGCCAAAACCCCATATGGAAAACACGGGGCATGACCTCGTTCAAAGCCTTATACCAATCAGCATCGGTAGCGGCTCCCGCATCCAGATACTGGCTGTATTTACCCTTTAATGTTCCTACTTGTCCCGTTGGCATGACTCGTTAATATAGGGGTTTTGGGGGCTATTTCAAGGGGCTGGTTATGCTGGGGCGGCTCCATTGTAACCAAGCCCGTTGCCTGAAGTTCCTGATGTGTTGTTAACCCCTAGAGTGAACCAAGTGGGGGTTAGGTAAATATTATCATGGATGATTTGATCTACTGGTTCTGAATCCTCGTCATCAATGGCGGCTAGTTCGGCTATTTTTAAATAGAAAACCCCAGTCTTACGCGCATCGGAATCTGATGTGCTTGAAAGGTCTTCAAGTGCTTTGAAATCAGCCACCCTATTCCCTGCTTCACCCTCATTCCTAGGATTTTGCCACATCAATTCTTTTCTATCAGTACCAAGTGCCCTTGCGGCTCCAGCTTGGGCTAATTCAGCGAGAGTAGTTGGTGCAGAAGTCCCTTCTACATGCACCAACTGAACCCCTTCCCTTCCTGAACCCCCTCCTGAGTATATGGCAGGAACCCCAAGCTCCGCAGGGGGATATATTAAATACATGAGCCATACCGAAGAAACCCCATCAAAACTTGGTAGTGTAGCAAACATCTTTTTATCCCCATTACGAAAACTTGGGGGGTCGCCAGCGGCAGGGCCATAAAACTGTAGTGGTATATGTCCTTCTCCGGTGAGTAAAGCGGCTGTTCCAAAGTTAGCAACATGAGTATCCCCATAAGCAGACTCAAGTGCCCAAAGGCCAGCCGCATATTCACTAGCATCTACAGAGGGCTTATCTGCTTGAGGCCAAAGGCCATTTGTATTGCCATCGTCAGAAGAGTTGTTAGCCCCTATCATAGGGGTCGTTCCTGCTGTTGTATCGCCTGTTGCACTACCACCACTATCCAAAACATTTTGCACTTCTCCATGAGGCCCGTGTGGTTCGACTTTGGACATACTCAAACCACCTGCATTATAAAATAAACGCCCAAGCCGGACACGAACCTCTGACTCGTCGTCTTCATTTTTGTAGCGGTTCACCTTGAAGGGGTGTAGAAACTCACCCTGCTCAACGGGTGGGTGGTAGTCTGTTGTATGCTCCTCACCATACCCATCATAGGAGGTAGACTCCACATTTGTGGAAAAACCTTCGGGGGGCGCGGATACAGAATGAGGTAATTCCCAATCCTGCTTATCAATTTTACCCACTTCATCTGCCCCTGATGGAGTGAACTCTTTAAAATCTTCTTTACCCATTACTAATCCTCTTCATCTAAGGCTGGGGGGACACCAAAATCAGTATCCGTATCAGAACGGTCTATATGTGGCTCATATGCCGTAACCTTTGTGCGGAGATAGCCACCCCTGAGAGGTTCCTGTGAATCTTGGATTACAAGGGTCTGCCAATCAGTATAATTGGTAGCCTTCCATGATGCTACATAACCCCCGTAAACCCATACAGGGTCTTCGGTTCCATTAGTATAGGTTAGTTCCACTAAATTATGCAGACTGGGCTTAACCTTTACCCGCCAATTCGGAGTCGCAAATTCCATTGGCAAGGCTTCCATTGGCTTAACCAAGGTCAATTTAATAGTAGAGCCTGTTACATCGGTTGGGGCTAAATACGGGAGTTTCCGCCAATACTGCTGGATAAGCACCTTGGTGGGGCCGGAATACCCCTCACGCTTGAACACGGGGTATACATTCGTTTGGCGACCACCATCCCTGCGGTTCCAAACTTGGGCATATAATCCGCCAAATACGGGGGGCCATGATACGTTTTGATTTGTCGTGTATGAGGCGACCAAACCATTTGTGCCTAACCGGATAACCTGCCTCTCAGAAAGGACATACCAGTTTTCAGACAACTGCTTGCCCTCGCGCATGACTCCAAGGTTGTCCACCCCCCAAAAGTTGTATGTATCAGGAGAGCCACCAGTAGAATACTGGTAAACTGCGGCATTGTTGGTGAACACATATTCAGCCTTCGTCTTATTAGCGGCGGCGTCATACACTGAAAATACACGGTAACCTGTGGTCTGTATGCCCGCTGTATCCTCGTCGGCATCAGAAAAATCGGTTGTTGCATACACAACCTCATTTTTGTAGTAAAGAGTCTCTTTTGAAATTAATCCACCATAAGGTTCACCAGCAATACTAGAATCATTGTAAGGGAACTGCTTATCCGCATCCACGCTTACAATAGTAACACGCTTAACGAAAATGTGTTGCTCGACCACATAGAGCGTGTCCAATGTCTCATCACCGGAGCGCACTTGCTTCTTTTCAAAGAAGACATAGGCAGTATCATAACCACTCCCCGCATCAGTAAACGGATCATCCGCCACTGTGGGCATTCCATTAGCGTTGCCAATAGCGGGTGAATACTCATCAAAAGCAGAGCGCAAAGTCACATACGTCCTGACAACGGTATCGAAGCGCGGGGTGCTTGCGCCGGCAGCCTGGAACTCCCAGTTGTAATCATCCTGGTCGGCGCGGTCTTTTACATAATACCAATCCTGGAACTGTCCCTGGTCGTTGTCCCCATTCTTGATGAGGGCTAAATTGAAACCAGAGAAATTAGTAGCATCGGGGTGTGCATCACCATAGTCGGAACCATAAGTATCATCAGCGGCATCCGCAGAACTTACGTTCTTACTGCAATCAACGCGCTCGACAACAACAAGGTCAGCAACCTTCGGGGTCGCATACTCAATTACCCGTTGCCTTCTGTTGGAGGATATAGGCATGGGCTAGGCATCTTTGGCAAGACAGACAACTCTTATAATATCAGTAGTTGCCGTCCAAGTAAAGTTGACGTAAGTCCCCGCCGCCGCAAATCTTGGTATAAACAAGGCAGACCTTGCGCTGGTTCCATTATCCCCGTCCAAGGTAAAAGTTCCGCCCAACTTTGCCCCACTGGTTCCTGCTGTAGTTATTGTAACATCCCCGTCATTAGCTTTATCAGTCTCATAATAAAGTGCAACAATAGTCGTTGCAGTAGGGACGGCAACCCCGTTAACATCTAGTATAGCTGTAGCAGATGTACCTATTTCTTGTGTCGAAACTAAATCAGTAAGTGCGTCACCATGCGCCCCATCTTCCAAAGTGCTGTCTGCCAAGTGCCACTTAACATCATTATTAGTGTCGCCACTAATAATTGTAAATCCGTAGATAATATCCGCCTCAGATGTTGTTAAAGCTGTTGTATTGCTTCCGCCAACAAGTATAGAGCTTCTAAGCGAACCCGTAGAAGAAACATTAGCGGACAGCTTTTGTAACAACTTGATATTAGATAAGGTCATGTTAATTGCCTAATGCGCGTTCAATCGAAATTATAAAACCGCCACCCATATCGCCACCGTCCCCTCCGTCATCCCCATGCTCATCAGAATCGGCGGCCTTCTTGTCATTGACAATATAGTCATGGATGGCGGTTAAGTTTTTGTTGGCGGCATCAACCTTGGCCTTTACCCAGTCCTCAGAGAACTTCTCGTTAAGGTCGCCGGCTTCAGCCAACTTGACCAGGGCGCAAGCCTTCTCATGGGCGGAATGGAGTGCATCCCCATCAGACACTTCAGTGTCCTCAGAGGGGTTTGAATCATCGCTATTGTGACCACCCTTTGCAGCAGGGGAGTCAACCGAAACCATGTTGTCGTAACCGTGCATTTATAATACTTCCTCCGAAGTGGTTCCTGCGTTAAGTGCGCGGTAAAACTGAAGGGCTACCTCAGTTAAACTGATCTCGCCGGCAGCGACTGCCTCTGCAAGCACGGGGTCAGCCGAAAGCAAAGCCTCAACCTGGGTCATGCGCTCTGCGTCATTGGGGTCTTCAGCATCGAAAGAGTCCCCGAAGATAACCTCGAATAACTCTGCCATGGTCCCTGCCTCTGGCATAACAATGGGGGATTCCTCTGGCAACTCTTCGCCAGCTTCTTCAGCGGGGGGTTCTTCACCCGCCATTGGTATCTGGGCGAGAAGCTCCTCAAGGGCAGCTTCTTCATCCATTACGGGTTGCCCCATCGCGGCAGCTTCTGCTTCAGCTTGTTCAGGGGTTTCTCCTTCATAAAGGACAACATTCCCTGCTTCATCTCTTAATCTCTCTCCTGTATTCGGATCTATCGGCATGGTATCAATTGGTTATAAATAAATAACCCCGATCCCCTTCTTTTTCAAGAGGATCGGGGATTATTGTGAATTATGGATTGTTACTGATTACGTTGCAGGAACGATATCTTTAAAGTCAGCAATTTCAGTAAGAGCAACAAGAACTACAAGTTGCCCCGCAGTTAACCCTTGAAGGTTCTCCCCGTTTGTATGCGGATCGAAGGTAACAACTACGTCTTGGTCAGATTCGTTTCCAATAAAATCAACCTCGCCAAAGGCATCAATCTTGTCTCCAGCTACGTTAACTTTCGCTATTTTAGCTAATAGAGATGTTGATTCAATGTAGCCATTTACATTATCGCTTCTTCCCAAGAAAGCATTACAGGCTGTTAGACCAGCAAAGGCTTCTGTAACTACGAACATCGCTTTAGTGACGACCGAGTAAGCGGAAATCGTAATCAACGAGATTGCTTCGTCGGTGTTGGTTCCATCCTGGTCCGCCACTTCTGCGTTGTTATAATTAAGAACCCAAGCATGGGTGAACCCATGCCCGATAAGGGCAGCAGGAACTTGTTGAATCTTCGTCCCTCCATCTAAATCGAAGTTTGAAATGCAAACAGCATCATTAGCTGCAACAGCTACGTTTTTAGCGAGTGTTGGTGTATCATCTAAAGTTGGCATAATCGTATATGGTAAATTTTATATGTTAAGATTATGCGGGGTTCCCTGTTACAGGAACCCCGCTTTAGAATTAAGCAGCAGGAGTAGTGCTGGTGCGCTTGAACAGAACGATGTAACCAAAGTTGGTCTTAATCGGCTTGGAAGCAGAAGCAAGGATGCCTCTGAAGAAGCCAATAGTTCCATCGGGATTCAGGGTAACATCAGGGATGTTGGTCCACTTGAACTCGCCCTTGTAGTTAACAGGATCGAACTTCAGTCCACTTGCATTGGTGATTGGCGCAGGAATCAAGGACTCCATCACGTTATCAACAAGAATGAAGGCTGCCTCATAAGTGGCAGTATCATAAGCAGTGTTAGTGATAACCTTGTTGGTTGCGGAACCACCAGTGGCTGTCACCGTGTAAGGCTGAACCTCTACGAGCTTATCAGTACTAATACCGCTGAAGCGAGGAGCAAGATCATCACACAGGTGGTAGAAACCCCTGAAGGACTTCTCAACACCAAGTGGTGCAATCAGATCGCTAACCTTTGCATTGTTGTAACGAACATCGTCGCGGAAGCCAGCCTCAGTCATCAACTGGTAGGAAGCCTCAGACGAAAGGACAATGGAGAACACCGGACGACCATTCTCGCGGCCATAGGCATTGGAACCTGCGCCAGCGCGAACGAGCTTGAAGTAGATGTCATCAAGAATCTTGTTGGAGATGTTTGCGGTAACATCAAGGACGTTGTCCTCAGTTCCGTCACCCGAAGCAGCACCACCGGCTCCTCCTGTGGCTTCATCATCAACATCAAGGTCTGTCAGGGATACGCCTTCCTTACCAGAAGCAGTGACTGAAGTAGCAGTCTTGCAATAGACAATGTTGTCGCATTGCTTGCCATACTGTTCACGGTAGCGATTCTCCCATGTATTACGGGTAGCCTCCTTGAGGAGATCCATAATTGCACGGAGTTGCTCAGTGCGGTGGGCGGCAAAACGAAGTTCCTCAACGCTGATGCGCGGGGATTCGATGATTGACCGCTCAAGGCTGTAGCTCTTGAGAGTCTTGGTAAAGTCAATCAAGTTGACATCGCCGGAGGCTTCTCCAGAGCTATAGTATTGACCACCGGAACCGTCTGCGGTTCCAACTTGGTCTTGCTGACCTGCGGTCATGCCATTTACGGAAGTTCCGTAGGTGGTTCCCATTGCCCGCCAGTTTGATCCAAGTCCTGCTACAGTTTCAGTAAGGTTAATGCCTTCGGCTTGAAGCGGAAGAGCGCGGTCATAAACGAGGGTACTCAGTGTGTGACCCATTCCTTCGGGGAAGGTGGTCTGCTTAATAAGGTCGAGCCAGGGACTTGTGTGTAAAGTCTGGCGGTGAATATCTTGACCAATGCGGTTTGCTTCTTGCGTAAGGACTACGTCAATCGAAGCTCCAGCATTGGTTTCAAAAGTATGTGGTAATGCAAAGCTATCAGCCATGTTATTAAATATGGTTAAGTGTTATAGACAGACCGCTCCCGCATATGCGTAGCAGCCTGTTTGGTAATAATGTTAGGTGCAAACCGTCTCCTTTAACCGGAAACGGCCTAGTTCAGTGTGAAACCTGTTACTTAGAACTACTTAGGTCGGGCTAGAGCAACCACACAGGCTTCTTGGATATGTTATTACAGGAACCTGAACTAATATTGAACGGCTAGAGCAACCTAGTTCCTGTAACGTGTATAAAGGTAAAGGGATTTTTGTGGGGGGTCAATGGCTAATTTTTAGCCTTTTTGCCCCTAGGGTTCTTCCCAAGTAAGAACCTATTTTATGGGAACCTGAAACTGCCACCCTCCAGATTTGGATCCTGGGCAGGGGCAGGAGCCTTGGCGGGGGCGCTGGGGGTCCTGCCCGCCTTGCCGCCGGCAAGTAGAGATGCAAACTGATTCATAACTGCTCTCCAAAGTATGCCTTTGAGCTTTTCAGTCTGATCCTGCATGGCGGCCGGTTCAAGAGACGGGTCATTACTAAAAGTCTCACCGATTGGATCGGCTTCCCCAAGATCTGCGGCTGGGATCATTGCTACTTCAGCGGGGGGTTGTGGTGCTGTCTCGACTGGGACCACAGAAACTGCGCCGGCTTGTGGGGCGCTGGTTCCCTGAATATTGGCAAACAGGGAGCCTCCTGGGGCTTGGATTGCCTCCCCCGTTGGGAGAACTTCAACAAGGCGGCGAACGGGTGGTGCTGTTACTGGTGCAGGGGTGAAAGGTTTATCAGACTCTGAATAAGTCTGTGTGGGGGAAATGGGTAAATCCCCACCACCCCAATAACCTGCTCTGGGCAATGGAACCCCTTTAAAATTTTCTGCTAAATGAGCCTTTGCGGCTGGTGACAAAGGTTTACCAACACCAGCGGTAGGTATCTCTACCCCCGCCATATAGGCCGCCGTAAGCTGATCCCCGTAATCACCTGCCTGACCCCAATTAGGTATGCCCACTTCGCGTTGCGCTTTAGCCGGAGCCTTTTTAGCCGGAGCCTTCTTGCTGGAAGCCTTTCGGGAATATTTCTGACCAGCGCGGGGAGACTGCTTTGAGCCACGCTTTAAGCTCGTCTTGAGTGGGGGCGCACTTTTACCAGCTTTTTTACGGGATTTACGAATACGGCTTCCTATAGATGGTCTGGGCATTTTTCAAAGTAGTTAACTAGGGTAAATTAACTAGCTTATGGACAGAGCGCAACTGCTGAATTTTCAAGGGGTCTGGTGACCATTATATAGCTTGGACATCACCTTATCCATGTCACTTTCCAGCATCCCAATTTTGAGGTCTTGTTTGACATCAGAGGGTAAAGATCCAGACCCCCATTTGCCGGCGGGCCAATCACGGGTGAAAATTGTGTTTTCCTGCACATCCTTCGCCATCATCTGGATTTGGAAGTCATTATGCTGCACTGAGCTTTGCAGGGATGATGCCCACCAAATAATACCGGCGGCTTGCAGGGCTAACCCTACCCCCAAGGATATCAGGAACTTAGGGTCTAAACTGTTGGATCTGTTGTTGGACGCGCTCATCGATTAAGTTCTTGGTTCCTTTTTCAGGTTCCTTGAACGTATCATCATTTAGAATGAGGGGCAATATCTCAGCCATCCGGCCAGACAGGGCATCAAGCTGCTCAGAAAGAACCTCCTGGGTAGCCTTGATTTTTACGAGATTGGAATCAATACGGGTATCAATGGTCTGCACCCCATTCCATAATTGGACCGCAGCCCCCATGAAGACAGTAGCAACAAGGACAGTTACAGCACTTGAAACAATCTTATTCCAATCCAGTTTCATCCTTGATCCTTAGCTTCGCCCACACGCTATTCTCTGCCAAGTTACTGGTCGTGGTAGCCGGATGCATGTTGGTGTTCTCCTTTAGCCACTTCAGGGCATTGGTAAGTCCCTGCCTGTAGCTGGAACAACGATGCTGTAAATGCACCTTCTGCTCGCGCAGGGATTCATGGTCGGATGACATGAACCTATCCGCCCAGGGCAGAATCAATAGCATCCATGAAAGACTTGTCTGATGATATGGTAGAGCCTTCCCCAGCAGGTGCGCCGGACATAGTAGGTTCTGCACCCTCATACTCAGCCAGTTTCCCCATAAGTGCTTCAGCCTCTTTGCGGGATGACATATACTCACGGACAAGTGTAGGTAACAATTGTGCGGCTACAGCGTTATAGGCGAAGTCTACGGGGTGTACCACGCTGGGGTCTACATCTGCGGCCTTCGCCTGGATGGCATCCATGTTAAGTCCCTCAACCCCACTCAGGAAGGGGAGCTTCTCATTTACACGCTGGATCACGTTGCGGGTGACATTGGTGCGTATCTCAGCGCGTTCCGCAGCAGCCATGTTGTTGCGTTGATCCTCCAGCATGTTTGCCTCGTTCAGCGCCTGATGCACATTCTCGAATAACTCCTGCCGGCGGGCAAGCACTGGGCGGACTTCCTCCACTATGCGGTAAATTTGCGCCCTGTCCCTGTCTGATGCCTCTGTTAAATGCTCAAGGATAGCCTCATCCTGTGCCTCCTGGTCATCCATCGCAATGATATCCACCATTGTGTCTGCATCTACATTGTATTTACTTGCGACCTCATTAGCGGAATTCAGGAGGTTGTGCAGTGGCTCTGTTACCGACTGCTGGTATGCCGCAGTATCCTCCAGGTTAGTGAAAGCCTTATCATACTCGTAATCAGCAACTGTCTTCTGTAACTGGTCAATGTCGCGGTTCTCCACCAAGCCGGACATCTCCTGCATCTTGGATTCCTGCACCTTGACCGTCTGGCGCAATTGCTCCAACTCAGACTGGCTGTTCTTTAGCTCACCTTTAATTTGCTTAAAGCGGTTGGCAGCCTTGGGTGTCCAGTCGTCCCCAACTTCCTCTGTCAGGCTCTCTAGGGGATTCTCAGGTGTAGTCGTTTCCTGTTGGGTCTCATCTGCAAGGGGCGGATCCTCCGCTGGCTTAACGACTTCTTCGGGCTGAACCTCCTTAACCTCTGGGGCAGCTTCTGGTGCTGGTTCAGGGGTCTCAAGGTTATGGAGCGCCTGTTCCAGCGCGTCGGAAAAACTAGCGGGTTCTTCTGGGGCATCAGGCAATTGCTCTACAGCGGGGGATGCTTCTTCAGCGGGGGCTTCAGCTACTGCGGATTCTGTATGTGTGTCCATTCTTCAGCTTGGTGTGGATTTGGTTTATTTCCTTGTATACGGGTTAGTTTGTAAAGATCATTAAAAGCATCACGGTATCCTGCATACCAGGAAAACCTGCCGTTGTTTGCCGCGGCGTCCGTGCTGACGGAAGCATAGGTGGGACCGGCAACTTCTTTAAGGGTTGCTGATGCCGTTTGGAAAGCCTCAGAATCCAAGACAGTTCGCAATTCCTCAATTTTTTTGACATCATTAAACCACCTGTCCAATGGGACAGGTAACGCTATTTCTTTTGGCATAATTTATGGGGTCTGCCTTATCTCCAAGGCATTCTTGGCATCCCGCATCGCCTGTTCCTGATCGAACTTGGCTTGTTTTAAGCTCATGTCAAGCTCCGCCTTCTGCTGTGCCATCTGCATCTTCATCTGGTGTTCCTGCACCTTGGCGTCCATGGCCATGTCGCCACCTTCAGGTGCGCCCCCTTCAGGTGCGCCTTCACCCTCGCGTTGCATCTTCTGCACCTGCTTGGATGTGTTGTTTATCATCTCCTCCGCATATTGCAGGGCTTGGTTGGCTTCTCCCACTGCTGGGGCCTGGCTTGGGTCACCGGCAAGGAACTGGGTGGTCTCAGCAATGTGCTGGTAAAATGCCTGTAGCGCGGGCAACGCCTGTATCGGGTCGGCAGCCCCAGTGTTAAGCTGCTCAATAATCTGCATCAAGGATGGAACATGCGCCTGTAGATGTGCGCCATGTAACTCGTTGGATACTACCGGAACGGGGGATCCCTGCATCAACTGCTGATTCTCAAAGAAAGCGATCTTGTTGTCTATGGTCGGGCGGGCTTCCTGCTGCTGCGGGGTATACCGGTCAGCGAGGTCGTGGCCCACGCGAGTTGACACAATATCACGGGTGAGGTTTTTGCGTCCCACCTCATCGAAGGAACCCGCAATACCCTGCAACTCGCGCAAGGCCACAAGTCGATTGGCATAAGAGCCGTTACCAATCGACCTGACTGCCCTCGTCCTGGCTGTGTCAAGGGACTTGATAAAAGATTCAGGAATACCACGCGCTTCGCACCGCTGGTAAAATTCCTTCGTGGTTGCATCACCACGCTTGTTCTGCACAACCCGCCGGACGACTTCCCGCAGGAGACGGTTCCAGCTTGCATAGAAAAGATTCAGGCTCGCCCCAGACAAACGGGTGCTGACATCCATGTCGGCTACCACCTGCATCTGGTTGCGGTAAGGGGATGACTTCTCAGAACCATAGGTGCTGACCGTGTCCGTGTTCATCGCAAGCTGTTGCGATATATCCTGCAAGGCAGGTTGCACGGCTGTGCCTAGATTCGGGATCGCCTTCTCAATGATGTTGACCCCAGGGGACAGGACGGCATACGCCCCATAATAAGTAAAGCCCAACTCGTCCAGCGAACGCTGGCTCTCAGGCTGGATCATTACCGAACTGCCCAGCATCGCACCATCAATCATCTGGCAACGCAAACGATTGCTGGTCTGGACATGGTTAAAAATTCTATGCCCCAAACCCCTGACCGAATGGTATGTGCCATTGGAACCCACCCCATAGGCAAACAGGACATACGCCTGTTCAGGTTTCTCGTAACGGGAAATCTTCTTGTAGAGAAATTCCTTCGGGGAATCCTCTGCACAAATGTAATGGGAAATTGAACTGTCCATCTCGCGGACCCAGAAATGCAGGACGCTCACAGTCGGGTTCTGGTAACCGGCATGAATGTCGTTGTTCTTCATCTCCTGCTGGAGTGTCTCCCAATCCGAATATCGATTGGAACCACTGCGCCCACTCGTAGTGGCATTCTTCATGATCACCCGCTTCACTTCCTCAACATCCCAGCCAACACGGGCGGCAGCCTTCTCGTTCTTGATGAAGGCAAACAACTCATGCATGTGGTAGCTCCTCCTGCCCACTGCGACATCGATCATGTCCTCTGATGCCGGCGTCTGCCTGGGGATCAGGATATCAGCAAAGCTACCAACCCTGAACCGCCAATCATCGGGGGTATCAAAATAAGCGACACCTACCCCATGTTTAATGAACGTGTTGCAAAGGCGCAGGTAGCTGGAATGGAACTCAGGCCAACTGCGCAGCATGTGCGTGATCTCCTCAGAAACAATACTCTCCTTCGGGCCAATCTCCGCTGCCTCTCCCTCTGTTCCTTTCACCTCAACCAGTTTCTCCAGGGATGAGTAAAGGTCAACATAGGCAGACATCGAAATGTCCAGCAACCGCTGTGCCTCCCCGAAGTTCAGGTTCGTCTTCAAGCCCTGACCACTGCGGTTCAGGCCAGCCTGGTCATACGGACTGGAACCATCAAACATTGCATCAACCCGTGCGCGGTTAACGGATGACCCCTCATCGGCTTTGCGTAGGTTGCTAAAGATTGCAAGCGCACTCTTTACATCCTTCAGGCGACTCTTGAATGGCTTCCCCTTCTCATCAAGGGAGGCCAATCCATCAAGAGCTTCTATTTCCAGTTTGTCAGATGGCATGTAACCAAAAATTTAAGGCTTTTTTCCCATGCTTCAAGGGCTAATCCTCACCAAGCAGAGTCTGTTACCCATTTAACCTGCTTCTTGCGACATGTGCCATCCGCCCTGTATAAGGTCACATAGGGCTTGTCTCTGGGCAATGTCGCACTGACCAAGTAGCATTGTCCAGCGTTGGGACCCCGCTTGGGTGGATCAATGCAATACACGGCTCCGTAGGAGGTGACTACATAGCGTGGGAATTCAGGCACAGTTCGTACATCATAGTTCTGCTCAATATCCCTGCGCCGGAGCGAGTATTCCTTTTCACCGAACATGGCACGGGCCAACCGTTCAGAGTCGAACCGGAGCTTCTTGCCGGCTACAGTGTAAACCTGCGCATACCACCGGCTATGCTGTCGTTGTAAGCGTATGCGTTTGTCATTGCGGTAAACAAACCCATACTCATCAATTTCGTAGTTCTTGGTGTCGGGGAGCGGAAGTCGTTTGTCGGATTTAAATATCTGAGCGGTCATGGGAATCTCTGAGCGGTTGTAAAAAGCGAGCATAGCACAGAAAAGAAACTGACGCTACCCCCTATATAAAACTTTCTTAAGGAGGAAGAATAATTAATTCTATTACAGAATTAATTATTCTTTCCTCTGGGGAAAGTTTTCAGTCTCGCTCACCGGAGCGATAATGACAACTATGGTGGTTAGATGCAAATTAAGCCGTTTTAGCTCGAAATTGAATCTCTGAGCGGTTTTCCCGTCAATGTCTTTGAAAACGCTCTCTGAGCGCATAACCGCTCAGAGATTGGCTTTTTCAGCCCGCTGCGCCCGAATCTGCTCCCTATTTCTGAGATAATAAAGCCGGTTATACTCGCGCTGTTCTTCCTTCCAGGCAGGGCTGTTCTCTTGTTTTAAGGCCCTTTTTCTTTTGATCCATTTTTTATTTTTATGGTAATATTTTTTCTGGTAGTTCAGTCGAGTATTTCTGTTGTTTAGGTAATACTCTTTCTTCTTTTCTGGGTCCATGACGGATTAAATCTGCATTCCAGCCCTTGTCAAATTTTTTCACACGCTCACATATATATAGGTGGTTCGCTAATATAAAAAGAGGTCGAAGACCGGTGGCGTCCTAACTGGTTAATGGTCAATGGCTTATGGTCAATTGTGCATGGTCAATGAAGCCGGTTTGCCTTTAGAATAAAGGAAAATAGGTTGTTTTACTGTCACCTATAAGGTTGCCAAGGGGTTTACAAACAGTGAATGATAGGTTAATGTAGTGTCGTGAAGAAGAACGAGACTGCCACAGAGCAGACAGATAAGGCAACTAACGTTGCTACCATTAAAACGCTGATCGTAACAACACTGGCAACAGTGTTTGCTGACCTCAGTAGAACAATGAGCATGAACAAGTGGAAGGATTGTGTCAATCTTGGCATTACCGCCATTGAAACCATGCCCGAAACATTCACCGCTAGCGGTGGAGAACTGGAACACGGCAAAAAGGTATTCTTGGATGCCAGTGAATGGGCTTGCACTCTTGAGGATGGGCGCAAGGCAAAGGCTGACTACAAGAAAGCCACAGCCGTTGAAAGGGCTGGCAAGCTTGCCATTCCCGTCATGGTTGACAAGCTTGATACTTTGAACAAGCTCCAGTCATAGGCAACTAAGTGTGAACGCTTAAGCGTTCACGGAACCTAGCCCTGTCAGCTACGGCTGGCAGGGCTTCATTCCGTGAATGATTGACTACAGCCGAGCAATGATCCGTCAGGGCTTGGATGTCGCGACGTCTCCACCACAGGGCTTGCAATGACCCGTCAGGGCAAGCCCCATCAGGTGGCACGGGTAGGCTTTAAATGGCTTGCAATGACCCGTCAGGGCAAGCCCTATTCAAAAGCCATTCTCATGGCGTATACGTCATGCAATCTATGAGCATAGGCTCTACAGCCAAGCAATGACCCGTCAGGGCTTGGATGCATCCTATGAGCTTGCCATATGGTAAGCGGGTTGCCAAATCTTGAGCTTGAATTACTCAATTGATAAATATGTCCACTAACGTCTTTGGACATAGCCAAAACAACAGTCATTAAAACACGCAAGATTTACGCCCTTGTGATGTGGTTAGGGCTGGCAATTCTATTGTATAGCGCAATAGGGGGCCAGTGCCAGAGGGCTAGTTCGTCGCAGAGCAGCGACTAGGCAAGGGGGCGCATAGGCTTGACCTATGGTCACGCATCCGAAAAGAACAAACGCAGAACGTCCTGCACCATGTGCCATGTGCCATGCACACGCAACATGACACATGGGTTATGGACCCTTGCACAAAAGGCATCTAGTCGAAAGACCAGGTGCGGAATGGAATGCAACCTGGTCCTGACAGCAGGGCGAAACCTAACTCGTTAGTGCGGGCAGTCATGCCACTTGTGTGGCTGCCCGCCTTTCGACAGGTGTGCCAGCAATATGATAGCGGGCGCACCTGGTGAAAGTGAACCTAAACAAAAGGAAAGCATATGATAGGACTAGACCCTAACAAACTCAGCAAGAGTGAAATGATCGACTACGCACGATCACTCTTCCGCAATTGGAACGCACGGCAGAAGGAGTGCCGGCGATTGCGGAAGAAAGTTGAAGAACTCCAGGCGGATAACAAGGAATTGAGGAGTGCCATGTGGCATGGACGCCCCTAATCATGTTCATCTATCACAAGCCCAGCGCCAGGGACAAGCGAGCCTATAAGGAGGCAGAGCAAGAGGCGCTCACAAGCGGAACCGCATCCGGCTTCACAGATTGCAAGCCCCCCACAGGACCGGAGAAAAACCGCAAGGGATCCTTCCACATAGATGAGAAGGCATCCATAGAACTCAACAAACCAATCTCATGAGTAGAGACACCAACCCCTACAGAGTAGGGACAACAGCCGGCAGACCTGTGTATGATTTCACAGGTAATACTGCCAAGGTAGTAGACGAGGAGCATAAGCCCCCGCACCAGCCCACTGAGGCATGGAAAGCACTCGACATCCTCAACCTGGGGAGAGACGAGAACGATAAGTAAACGTGGAATGTATAACCTTAACTATTAGAAAGGAGGTATTAATATGGAAGGAATAAAAACATTAGAGAAGTTCACATTGGTAGAGCGCCAGGAAGACATGACAAGTATGCATGATAACTGGAACCCCCTCTGGAATTGCGAATGCTCTCTTTATCATGAGCATACATGGGACAATCCCAGGTATGACATAGGGCTTAACTGGGCGAGCAATCCAGTGAAGGTAGAAGCCACCCCAGAACAGGACCTTGCATTCAAGGAACTGTTGAAGCGGGTCAAGGCATGGGAAGATGAGAAACAGATGACCTTTAAGGGGTCACTGATCTCTTTATGCAGGAACTACATGCTTAGTAGACCCCTCGCTTGCCCTCTTTGTGGGCAATAGCCAACAAGTAAACGTGGAATGTATAACCTTAACTATTAGGAAGGAGATAAATAGATATGATCAGAACATTGTGGATAAGGTTGCACAACCTTGGACAGTTGAAGCGTGTTGTTGTTCGTTACCTTATCAAGGTAAAGGTTGACAACGGGTTCACTGTTTGGCCGAAGCCCCTGCCTCAGACGAAGGCAGAACTTCGCAGCTACTGGACAAGCAACGGATACACAGACATCCGTTACTCAGGTAAGAACAAGACGTTCTACCTGAACAACAAGGAAGGCACTTCGGTTACCTTCCCGAAAGCATAACTGCTGGCAACCAGTCAGCAGATCACAGCCCGCCGGTTTCATGTAAACCGGCGGGCTTTTTTATAACCCTAACTAAAAGGAAGGAGGTGAACAGGTATGACTGTAGAAGAAATCACATCAACGGCAGGTATGATAAAAGCAATAGCATATGCAATCAGCCGCAATGATGCGGACCTACTTGATAAAGTAGATGCACACCACATGGAGCATGGGGATGACATCTGCTCGTTTGATGAGCGCGTTGCAATTCTTGTACTCCTTGGGACAGCCCAAAGAGCAATTGCAATTGCAAAGCAAGCCAGCAAGTAAACGTGGAATGTATAACCCTAACTAAAAGGAAGGAGGTGAACAGGTATGGAAACAAAAGCAGAAGCAGAAGCTAGAGAATATAGGAACTTGACGTGCTTTCCCAGAGTGACCCCAAGCGACAGCATTAAGTATTGCAGGGAGGTGATAGAACGTCAGGAAGAAAGGATTGCTGAATTGATCCAGAAGATTGGGGGTGAACCCAACTACAGCATCTAAACGTGGAATGTATAACCTTAACTATTAGGAAGGAGGTGAACAGGTATGGCTGATGAGCCAACTAGACTCCAGGGTATACTGGATAAGCAAACCCCAGCAGACTGGGACCGGCACGTTAAAGACAAAGGAGATGTGCCACCAAAGGAAGAGCCAGTGATAGCAGGAGCAAAGGGCTTCTCACTGAAGCTCGCATTCAAGGTCGCCGGTAACGGCAAGTAAAGCAAAGGCAACATGCACCATGCGCCCTGCGCCTGTTGCCTTAACCAATAACAGGGGTGCTTTGTATTATGAACCAAGATGAAGTGATATCTCCAAGCAGGAGATATGTAATGATGTGTACCAATTCCAAATGGGATGGGTATGAACCCGTGCTTGTAACAATCAAGCATGATAAACCTAACACGGCGCGGTATGCCACAAGACAATTCCTTTACCACAACACCCATGCTTGCATGGGTATGGGTTTGGTAGTTGTCCCCATTGAGCAATACCTGGATGTGGAAGGGCTTGAGCTTATGGAAACGGAAGCCGGCGACATTGATGTTGTGCTTCCTGACCCTGCCTCTATTGAAGGGGTCCTCATTAAGTAGGAATGACTTATGAAAAGTAAAACATACTGGACTACAGAACATTACCTAGATGCAGTCCCCATAGACCTGGGGGAATTGATACGGGCGGTGACTGCTCAGAGTAATAGAGACCTCTGGTGTAACAACCACCTGACTCCAGAAACATGCCCCTTAGATCCTGACTTCTTGATTACCGAAGAGTCTCTCCTGGAGAAGACAAGGCATTACACGCAGACAGGTAATAAGCTGGATGCTTACCGCATCTACGATGGTGACTATGGGGGTGACAAATTCTACCTCACGGTAGGCATTCGCTACGGGGATGAGGGCAGTGAGTATATTAGCCCTCAACTCACACGGGAGGTCGCGGATCTGTTTGATCTGGATCCCCTTAAAAAGGATAAGTAAACTGAATAACAATCTGCCTCATGCGCCATGCTACGGGTGCAGTGGGGCTTAACCTAGAACCAAGTAGCGTTATGAAAGCAAAAGAAAAAGGCATCATTGAGAAGATCAAGGATGCGAAATCAGCCAAGAAGGTGACGCACCTTCTGAGTAAGGCAGCCAAGTATGCCTACGCATCGCCCAAGACGATGCGCAGGGTGAAGAGGCTTGCCGAACGCCAGTTTAAAAAGCTGGCCAATAGTAACAATAAGAAAGGAAAGGCGTGATGTATACAACAGAACAACCTGACCTGACTATTG